TCTACACCTATGGCGGCCGTGAGAATACGGTCCTGCCTACGGATGACATTATGAAATCCGTCGAAGCAGTATTCAAAGAACCTTCCTCCCTCCTCCATGGAGAATAAGAGCAAGCCACCAACGGCACAACCGCCTGTCTGCATCCAGATCTACAACACCGAATGTGAGCCGTCCCTGAAATTCGACCACATGATTTCGGTCTATCAGGCGGCGCAGATCATCGCGTTCATTGGAGCGACCTCACCAAAGAAGAAGCCTTTGCCGCCGGGATTCATCCCCATGCCCAAATGAAGCCCGAGCCTCTCGCCATCGGCTCCACAGACAAAGAGACGGCCGAACGTGTCGAGAAAGAGATGAACAGGCCTGATACAGAACTCATCCGTAAGCAAATAGAATTCCTAAAGCTGTTTGATCCTGATTTCAAACCCAAGAAAGAGGCATGAGAAAAGACCTCAACCAACTTAGACGGGAATACGCCGCGGTATGGTTGCGACACGATCAGCTCAGGGTGAGGAAGTATAAGCTCCTACGGCAAATACACGAGCTAGATCCCACAATCGCCAAATCACTGGGCTACAGGCAGACAAGGGAGTGGGCCAATCCAGACCTCAGAAAACTCTCCCAGAAGATCGCTGACCTGAAAGAGATACGGAAGAGACTGAAACAGAAACTTGCAAACGAACGTAAGGAGGCGTAGTGTTCGGGCGTATGGGTCGTCCCTTGAAGTTTGCCACCGTCGAGGATTTACAGGCGAAGATAGACAAATACTTTTTGGATACCCCGCAGGATGAATGGACGATTACGGGCCTAGCCCTTGAGTTAGACACGTCCCGTCAGACGCTTTTGGAGTACGAAGGGGAGGTAGAAGGCCGAGGACAGAGCCAGGCCTATGCTGACGCGATAAAAAAGGCGAAGCTCAAAGTGGAGAACGGATACGAGAAAGACCTGAAGAAGCACGGACGCACGGGAACCATCTTCGCCCTCAAGAACTTTGACTGGAAAGACAAGAGCGAGACAGATATTACCTCCAAAGGAAAGCAAATCGGAGCAGCAGCAGCAATCGCAGAAGTCGAATCCAAACTCAAGCAGTGAAGCACGTTCCCTACGAAAGAATGCGGCTGGATACCAAAGACATCCCAGACGGGGAGATCTTCTTCGTCCACAAGAAAGGCTCCTCCCGTACCTCCAACTTCGTTTTGACCGCAGACCAAGACGAGAAACCAGAGTCAGCTTTAGCAGTGAAGATCAAAAACCACTTCTACACGTCCGACTGGTGGGAGAGAACCGAGAAGAACTGGAAGCCAAAGCTTGATAAAGCCATGGAGCAAATGGCCGTGGTCATCATGTCTGGATGGTCTATTGCGGCCATGCGTGAGGATGAGTTCGGATACCCAGAATTACTTTATCGGTGTGTCTACTGCTACCACGAAACAACCGAACCAAAAGGATCTTGTATCTGTAGGATTACTCATAGAGCCCTTTCCAAGCCCAAGGCGTGAATGAGCATGAGCAATCCCAATTCGCGGCATACATCGCGGAGAAGTTCTATTTCGATCCGTATGGGTATTGTCGAGCGATCCTAGGCTTTGATCCTGATGAATGGCAGAGAACCGTACTAGAGTCCATTCGGGACAACAGACGCTCCGCAGTCAGATCAGGCCACGGAGTAGGCAAGACACGCCTTGCAGCCTCCATCATCCACTGGTTCATGGCGACTCGTAGCTTCCCGAGAATCCGCTGCACCGCCAACACGGAAAAACAGGTCATGTCCGTCCTATGGACAGAACTAGCGAAGGTGAATCGCACGGCTCTCAACCGGGAACTCTTCGACTGGTCCAAGACATCCTTCACGCTTACGGATGCACCAGAATTACACTGGGCTCAGGCTATCGCTTGGTCTGAAAACAATTCGGAAGCATTCGCAGGTATCCACGAAGAGAACGTCCTGTACGTGTTCGACGAGGCCTCCGCGATCCCAGACATCATTTGGGAAGTCGCACAAGGAGCCATGACCTCTACGGGTGGTAGGTGGTTGGTCCTTGGAAACCCCACAAGGAACACGGGAAAGTTCCATGAATGCTTTGGGAAGAACAAATGGTCGGAAGGGGATACCGATTCCTCCCTTTGGCACGCCTTCACCGTTTCTTGTTTTGATTCTCCACGAGTCTCGCAAGAGTACATCCAGGAAATAGAGCGTGAGTATGGCAAGGATTCAGATCCCTACAGGGTTCGTGTTCTCGGTCTACCGCCGATGCAGGAAGAGGCCCAGTACATTTCGATGGAGCTGTTTGAATCAGCTCTCTATCGTCAGGTGGCGATGCACGACCATGAGCCGCGAATACTTGGAGTAGACGTAGCGGCCTTTGGAGATGATCGGTGTGCTTATACGGACAGGAAGGGCAGGAATGCTGCTCTCGTAGGCTCACGCAGAGGACAGGACACCATGAAGACGGTGGGAGACATCATGAATCTCCGTAAACAAGCCCAAGAGGAAGGAGATCCGTATGACTTCATTTGCATAGATGTAGTGGGTCTTGGACGCGGAGTATACGACAGGTTGATTGAGTTGGATGTGAAAGAAGCATTGCCCGTCAATGTGGGAGAGAAATCAAGGCTCGATGGATGCAAGAATCTACGGGCTGAACTCTGGAAGAGAACGCGGGACTGGTTATCGGAAGGACATCTCACCGAGGAATACCGCGAAGATCTTATTGGTCCGCAGTACAGCTTTGACTCTAACGGACGATTGGTGATCGAACGCAAGGAAGACATGAAGAAACGCGGCCTTGCCTCTCCTGACCTTGCAGATTCCCTTTGCCTTACGTTCTACCCGCTCAATGTCATTCGTGAGACGCATAAGGCAAAGCCCAAGCCCAAACAATTACCGAGTTGGGCTCGACGTGCAGGAGTTCGTTGACTTGTTTCTTTCTACTCATGTACTCTGTTGCACGATAGAGTACCTTGCCCTCCTATACCTTGGCTCTCTATCCGTTCTACTTCGCAGCTAAACAGGACCAGAACCCGCTTGTTGACCTGACCGAATACGAGGAACAGAAGAGAAAAGAGGATTACGAATCCATCAACGCCCAGAAGGAATACCACAGGACGTTTCACAATGACTGGAAGAAGGGCGGGGCTCTTTACAACGTGATCCAGGAAGGATCGACGGACGACCGCATTTCAAATTTCTACATCGGTCTGTCCCGCATGGTGATTGATACGGGCATTGGCATGATGACAGAAGGCGAGCCGGAGTTTGACTTCGATCCCCTCGGCCCGGCTGACCAGAAGAAGGTCATTTTGTGGAAGGCACTGGTCAAAAAGATCCTCTCCGATTGCAACTACAAAGCCCACCAGGAGAAATGGGTGACGGATATGCACGTCTTCGGACCTGCCGCACTGGAAGTCTACACGCAGCTTCCCATGCGTCTTAAGCGTCACGAACACGAGGACGGAAGGATCGAGGAGAAACTAGTCAGGGACTTCAGAAGGACAAAGGTAGGAATCAGGCACCGCTCAATTTGGCACACCTACCGCAACGCCAACATCATTGACCCCGATGACGTACCCACGGGAGGATTTACCGAGGATATTACCCGAAGCCAGTTCGTGCAGAACTACATGAACGTGCGTCTTCCGAATGGGAAACCCAAGTACAAGAACCTCGATAAGGTACCAGTGGCCTCGCATTACCGCATCGAGCACTACTACGACGAGCTACAAGACGCTTACAGGATCTACGCCCTTCCCTACGGCACAACCCCAGAAGGAGCGTTTGAGGAGGCACCAGAGAACGAATTGGGTATGCCGATCTTCGACAAGCCCCTCTGTATCTATCGCACGAAGAAGACCATCGACGGAAAGGAGGTGACGATTAGCAACGGGGCGAATGTCCCTGGAATGGTCCCTCTCTGCTTTGGAAACTTCAACGACCAGCTAGACGCAGACTTCAAGACTCATGCTGTCTACGGAATGGGTATTCCCCAGCTCATCGACGGACCCGAAGCGGTGATGCAGGCCATGTTCAACATGACGGTGGATAACATGCGTCTCAAGAACACGGTTGTTATCGGCTACGAGGGGTCGGATGGTAAGTCTGCGATGGACCTGGACAACCTCATGTACTACTCGGGCCAGTTCGTGGACGGAAAGATCAACCCGCAGAGCATGGGTATTGCGGACATTACGTCTAACCAAGTGATGTGGGAATGGCTCAACAACATCTGCATTTGGGTGACGGGTATTAACTTCCAGCAGCTCGGAGGAGACACCAGCAAGACCGCCTTTGAATTCGCCCAGAGAATCAGGGCCAACAACCAGCGTGCAGAGAAGAGAATTAGGTCACTGGAGAACGGCCCGCTCAAGCGTGCTGGAATGCTCCTCCTCTCCAATGCCCTATCTGAAATGACCGTCGAGGAGTGGGATGATCTTTCGGAGGGACAGGTGGAGGAGATCGCGGCGAAGATCGAATCCAACGACGCAACCGCAGAGGACTATCAGTTTGAAGGAGGAAAACCAGTCAGGAAGAGGATGATGATGGACATCCCCGTTGAAGGGCATAAGTTCCGCGAAGACTTCAAAGGCAAGAACAAGAAGCGTTCCCTTGATTACAACTCCACGGATAACACCTTGATCGAGGACAAGGATCTTCCTGGTGAAGTCTCCTTTGTACCAGCCCACGAAAAGTATCTCCTTCCAAGCGGAGACATCGAATCCATCCTTCGCTTCGGAGTGAGGGTAGACGGTAAATCCATGCTGGGAGATCAGAAGGCCCAGGACATCCAGATGTACGACAAGCTTCTGACAGGAGGAGTCAATCTTGTGACCGCAGGACTCGCCCCGAACGTGGATCTGGAAAAGATCTACCTTGAGGAAGCGGACTTTATGGGAATCGACAGGAGAAAGATCACCAAGGACCAGGACGACGCCTCTCCGCTTATCACGGAAGGACAGAAGGCCATCGAGGAACTACAAGCGACTCTTACCCAACCGTCCAATGTTCAACCTGTTCAAGCGGGAATGCCCGCAGCATCAGCCCCTGTCCCATCTCCCCAGGCCCCTGTGCCCGCAGGACCTCCAGCTCCAAGCTCACAAGCGGGAGGCCCTCCAGCAGCTCTCGCCGCTACAGCGTCAGGCACTCTTTGAGTTGTGCGACATCATCATGCTCACGTCTAACAAGGACGAGACACGGGAATGTGCCCTACGTTTGCGTGAACAGCTTGCACAAGAGACTGCAAACCCTGTTGAAAAGCAAGTTGAGAGACTGAAGGCAACCGAGGCATACTTACCGAAGAAGCGTGATTGATTCCACTCTCCCAGCAGAGGCGACGAACGCGGAGAAGTACATCCTTCTCGTACTCAGGGAGCAGGGGGATATTAAACCGACCGCCCACGTACTCGGGTGTTCCGTCCGCAGGGTCCAACAGGTAGCGAAGAAGTTTCATTTCCAGACTACAGGCGCAATCTTTTTCGCGCCTTCACTACGCTAACAAAGCCGCTTGCTTCACAATGCGAAGGCCCAGATCCTTCACATTGCCGATACCCGCAGGCTGCGTCTAGGGGGCCACTCTATCCCCCCTAAACCTAGCCTGTGGCTAGTTATTTACTCCCAATTCTCACCTATGGATACCGAGCTAGACTCGACCCTATCAGAGCAGGAAGCACCCGCCGACCCTGTTCAGCCCGATCAAGAGGACGCGAAAGCCGACCCTCAAGACGTGGATTACAAAAAGAGATACGCAGACCTGAAGAAAGACTATGACAAGATCGTTACCGAGCGAAAAGAAGTCAAACCCGTTGTCGAAGACACGGAAGTAGACTGGAAGATCGAAAACGCTTCCCGCTTGAAACTTGTAAAGGACGAATACAACCGCCACCTCGCAGAGATGCAGGCAGACGGGGCAAAGCTCACACCCGCACTCCGTGAACGAGCCCTCAAGCTGGCAGAACTCGACAAAGGCATTCTCAAGTCATCGTCTTCCGAAGCGGATCGGCAAGCAGCCAACAGCTCTCCTGCTGCTTCCACCCTACGCAATACCTCTCCCTCCGTCGAAGTCACCGAACACGACAAGCGTTTCAACATCGACGCCAAGCGGAAGAAGGAATTGCAGGAGAAGTATCCCGACCTGTTGGAAGAAGTATAAGGGCGTTTTAACCCTTACTCATTCTCCCCAATGTCTTGTTATCGAAAGACGGGAAATCGTGACATCATGCGTTGCACCGCTGGTTCTGCCCTCGCAAAGGGCGACATCGTGCAGCTCACGGAAGCCACAGGTTCCCGCACCGTAGACAACGCAGCGACGGGTGCAGCCGTTCTCGGCTACACGCTCGCAGCAGCGTCTTCTTCCGCAGAAGTCCTCGTTGACGTTCTGCATCCCGGCGACCAGGTGGTTGTCACCGTTACCTCTGGCACCGTTTCTGAAACCGAAATCGGCAAGTACGCGGATATCGCTGATGAAACCGGAGTCACGCTCACGGAATCCAACAACGACTTTATCCAGATGGGATGGGACGGAAAGACGACCAACGAAGTGTATGGTTGCTTCACGACCCTGCAAGTAGCCCAGCCGACCGCCATTATCTAACCTTTACCCCCTACCTCTTAAATCATGCCTACACAGACGAATACGACTCTCGCGGGGTATCGGTCTTGGTTCAACAGCACTCGCTATGCTGTCATGGACAAGCTGGACCTTGCGATTCAGGACGATCCTATCCTGTCCCTCTTCTCCGAAATCACGGATGGAGGAAAAGAGGATTCCATCAACATGACCGGACGTGCAAACGACGGTTACGCTCAGGTGAAGTCCCCAGGTCAGAAAGCAAACCTGACCGCTCCCGTCGAGGAGGACCAGATGCTGAAGAACTTCTTCACCATCTCGGAACGCCAGAACGTGGAATGGGAAGCATACGTGCATGACAAGTACAACCTTGTTCAGGACACGTCTTCCGAAATCATCGAAAAGATCTTCAACACCGTCTACCTCGCGTTGACGCATCAGATCTTCAACTTCTCCACGGCAACGTCCGTGACGCTCCCTGGAGCATACAGCTACGACCTCAAGACCCCGGATGCGGTCGCCCTCATCTCCGCTTCGCACACGACCCCCTCTGGAAGCACGGGTCTGACGAACGTCGGAGGAACGGACGCACTCTCCGGCCCCGCCCTCACGGCGAACATCTTGGTTGGTCAGCAGAACATGAAGACGAGCAACGGTAACTCCATTCCGTACACGCCTGACATGCTCATCGTTCCGAACGTGCAGCCGATGGTCGAAAAGGCCATGCAGATCACGAAGTCGGACAAGGTTGAATCCAGCAACAACAACGCCATCAACGTCTACTCCGGTGGATCTATGAAGGTGGTTGTCTTGAAGCGTGCCCCGTTCAACGAACTTGGACAGTACGACACGACCAAGCAGTACCGCTGGTCCACGGCTGACAGCAAGATGCTTAAGAAGATGCTCAAGTACAAGTGGGCCGCTCGCCCGACTGTCGCAGGTAAGTTCATGGATCAGGAAAACGGAGATTCCTCCTACCTCGCCCTCGCTCGCTTCGGATTCGGAGCAAGCCGCTGGCAGGGTCTTGTCCAGAACAACTCCACGACGGCTCCTGTGACTTCCTTCTAATCCTTTCCAACCCCTGAACTATGGCAACACGAATGTCCGCATTACAGGTAGGAGGAGCGATTACCGCTCTCGGAACAGGGGTCGTCGCACTCTTCCTTGGCATCTCTCAGGTCCAAGAGCTTCAGTTCGTCAACAAGACGCCAGCCATCACTGGTACTGGTACGACCTCGACGCAGGTGGACTACTCCCGCTGGGCCAAGAAAGCTCTGACGGCAACGGGAGGACTAGCCAAATACGACACGCTCACGTACAGCAACCCGCAATCCTACACGGGATCAATCATCGAGTTCTGTATTGACGTGAAGACGGCCGCAACGCCCGCCACCTTTGTTGACTGCGGAATCATCACTGACGCAGGAACTGGTACGGGAACTGGCTTGTTTGATTCCGAATCGCTGACTCGCGGTGTGCACTGTGCGAACGTCGCCAGCACCACCGAGATCACTTTCGGCCCAGATGAACGCATTAAGTGCGGATCTCTTACTGGAACTGGTCAGAACCTCGACGCAAAGATGCACGTTCGCTACCGCGAAGCGCAGCTTTAGTCCCTACGCTCTGGCCCCTACGGGGGCTGGAGACGTGCGGATTACCGCCCTTACTTCCTACCACTTTATGCCCACGTTCCATAACCAACTGAGGCTGTTCCGAGAAGGACGCCTTTCCCCTTGGGAACCAGAACACGCCCTGTGGATCAGACAGGAACTCGCTTCCCTTGAAATGGAAGACCCTTCTGATGCCGCCCGCCTACGCGACCTTTACGAATCTAAACTTGCCGAACACGGCGAAGTCCCCGTAGAGGCGGAGACGGCTCCTTCGGAAACCGTGGAACACCCCGTTACGGCTACGGTCGTCGAGACGCGGGGGCCGTCTGAATCCGTTACCGAAACGGTAGAGACGGAAATCAAGCCCAAGAAAAAGAAATCTTCCCCCAAAGCCTGATGTCTGCACACTTCACCCTCCGAGACTACACCGACTCATCCGCAGCGGACTTTCCGCTCACGGGTTCGTTCGTCGCAAGCTCCAGCTTCACGACGCAAGGCCTTCCGAACCTCGCCATTAACATCGTCTACGATCCCGACGAGGCGGACGGAACGCTCGATGTCGAAGTCCAAGCCAGCGACGATCCCGCGACCACGACGGATGCGAACTCCGAATGGATCACGATAGGAGTCGCTGCACGTTCCACGGCCATCGTCACCTACGCGGCTGACACGCTACGCCTTGCCTCCACGGCAGCGGGCACGAAGAAGTACCTCCAATTCACGTACACCGACGTTCCGTACCAGAAGGTGCGTATCCGTGCCAAGGAAACCTTCTCAAGCGGAGGCTCCAACTTTGGAAACGCACGCATTACTGGTTACGCCTACTCGAATTGATCTCTCAAGAGATTCAGACGGCTATCGTGAAGGAAGTCTCGCAGCTCGCGGTAGCCTGCGAAAAGGCATATGCCCAGAAGCATCACTACCATGACGAGGTAGGGAACCTCTCCAAGCTTATCGACGGGCTGATCGAGACGGTTAATACCCTTCCCGTCTACGCGGAGCCCAAGCATACGCACTCCACGGATGACATCGCAGGACTGATCCCATTGAAAAAGATCGAGAACGGTTCACAGATTTCAAAACTATTGTCCCGCACCCTTGCAGATGCGGATCACAAGCACCTATCCACGGACAAAGCCCTGGAATCTTTCAGGAATGCCCTAGGATCAATGCAAAAGAGCCTTGAGCAGTACCAGACGCTAGAGGACTCAAAAGCCTCCCAGAAGGCCGCTGAATCGGTTTTGAAAGACCTTAGATCAGAACTTCAGAAAGTGGCGGCAAGCATCCCGACCCTTCCCGTCGAGGAACCCGAACTAATAGCGATTCGCCGTCTCCACATCCCGAAGAAGTGCCACAACAGGAAGATCACGGAGGTTGTGGGCAGAGACGAGAACGGCAACCCAGCAAACATCACCATGACACGCTCTGGAAAAGAAGTGACCGTGGGAGAGAGAGTGTCGATGGACGATATTCTCATCCTTTCCCCCGCACTCGCCAGTGTCCGTATCCGATTTTCCTAACGGCCAGCTCACGGAAGAAGGAGTCTTCGTGACCATCACGGAGCCCCGTACCGTTTTCATCGAGAAAACACCCGAGAAGTACGACGCACGGGCCGTGGATGCGAAGGGAGAAGAGAACGACCTTGAGGTGTGCAAGTACGGAAGCAAGTATCTCCTCTACACGGACACGAATTGGCTTTCCAAGGCAAAGTATCCAGTCACATTTGAACTCAAAACGGTTTTCGATCTTGTCTACTGCTGCCTCGCATGAAGTACCACGCCCTTACACCCGATGCCCAGACGGCCATGAAGAACGAACGCATCCTCTCCGCAGAGAAAGCACACTATCAGGCGGTATTGGATGTTCAGATCGCCAAGGCACGGGCTGACGCGGCAGAAGAGAAGACCGACGCACTGAAATTCCTCGCAAAAGCGGAATCCAAGCTCGAACAAGCAGAAAAAGAACTAACCATTACCCTCCAGTCCCTTGTCTAACGCCTCCACCATCATCAACTACGCCTGGAATATCCTGGGAGAAGACGGATCGACCGTTTCCCACCCGGCCCTCCAGCAAACGACCATGCTCAAGGTGCTGGATGATGCGAACAGGGAGTGGCAGCGTGCCTTCAGAAAGTCAGGCGAGCCGCCTAAGACCATGCAGAAGGAGTTTGGTATTGATCTGGTCGCGGATACGACGTTATCCGCAGCACAAGCGGCCTCCGCTGTCACGGCTTCGCTGACTGATTCATCCTCTTTCACGTCCAGCGGGGCCATCGCTGTTTGGGATGACTCCGTAGCGGACGTTGAAGAGTTCACGAGCAACGCGGCGAATGTCTTATCGGGCGTGACGGGTGCGGATTGGGCTCACGAGTCGGGAGACACGGTTCAACTGCTCTACGCCCTCCCCGCGAACTTCGGTTCCTACAGGGCCACCGACCAAGCACAGGACGGCGTGATGACGGACTCTGGCATTTCCCTCAACTACACCTCCGGCCAGCCGAACGAGTACCAGTTCTCCGAATACAACAACGGAACCACCAGGTATCTCTGGATGCCTCGCGGTATGTCTGGCTCCGTCCGCGTGTTCTACAACAAGATTTCCACGACGATTGATGAAACGTCGGATTCCCCGGACTGGGATACGGCGTATGACTTCTTCGGGATCTACAGGCTTGTGGAACACGGCCTACGGGCACGCGGAAACAACCCGGACAAGGTGCAGGAGGCCCGCTTCATCGCTGATGGAAAACTCTTGGACGCACTGAAAGACAAGAACGTGGGGAAGATCGTGAAGACCAGACCCATTGGACGCAGAACGAACTACGACTCCCAGCTCTACCGTACCAACTTCCGATAGAACGCCCCTTCACCATCCCCGGCAAGCCCACACCCTTCAAGGGATACACGTCAGATCCTTCAGCCGGACCTGACATGCTCTCATACCCTTCCGTGAACGTCCTCATCAACGAACACGGGGACGTAGAGTCGAGGATGGGATACGAGGACACGGGATGGAACCTAAACAACGCAAATAAGGCTCACACGGCCTTCTATCACAAGACCTACGACATTACCTTCTTCGCTGGTGGAACGAAGGTCTACTACATAGACCACGCACGCAGCGACACGGTGGTGGATACGGGCCTTACCCTCACCACTGGCACCACGACCAGATTCGCGGAGTACTGCGGGGATGTCTATCTCACGAACCAGACGGACGGGGTGAAACGGATCGTCGTCGGCAGGCTCAACGACGCCTCGGCTACGCTTGGGGATGCGACGGTCACGATAGACCAAGACTTCGCGGCCCGCCTTTCCGTTTTCGGCCTTACGAACGACACGCTCCGCATCAACGGAACCGCAGAAGATTACGCATCCCTTGTCGTTTCGACTGGTGTCGTGACTCTGGATACCACCCTCTCCGCTTCCTACTCCGATAACGCGATAGCGATAGTCACGGATGACGTATCGGCAGAGAAGTTCTCGAAGATCGTCTTCTGGAAGGAGCGTATGGCGGGTATCGGTGCGGTGGATGCGACCAACGCCGACCAACCGAACGCAAACGTGTTCTTTTCCAGGTTCGCTACCGCTGCCGTCCTTGAAAACATCATCAACTTCACCTCTGGCTCTGGGGCAACGATAGAGCTTGTAGGCAAGAGCGGGGCGATTACCAACATCCTCCCGACGGAAGACTATCTCTACGCCTTCAAAGAGAAAGAAACCTATGTCTTCGCCGTATCGGACGTGAACGCCTCTTCTGGTGCTTCCATCCCGAACCTACGCAGCCCCGTACACGGCTGTCTCAATGAAGACTGCGCGGCGGACATGGGAAACGGGGAGATCTCCTTCCTCACGAACGACAAGCGAGCCATGAGGATCAAGATCGCCACCGAAAGCGGGGCACCAGTCATATTCCCTGACGAAAGTTACGACGTTGGAATCCGCGAGGACTTGCGGGGCATGGACAAGAACCAAACGGGAGCATTCGTCTTCTACTACTCTGGCAAGAGACGGTGCATCCACCAAGTAAAGATCAACGGGGTATGGGAGTGGAGGATCTATGACAACAACATCCGCGACTGGCAGCCTCCCATTCGCGGTATCTTCGTGAAGAATCCTTTTGAAAGGGATGGAAAGCTCTACGGCACCGACGGAACGGACGACACGATCTACGAGTTCGATACCACCTACTCCGACAACGGAGCGGAGATCGAACACAAAGCCTACACAGGAGTCTTCGACATTGACGATTCCCACGTCCAAATCCTTGAGGCAAAGGGAACTATTACGCCCCAAACCACGCTGAACGTCCGTGTTATTACCAACAACGCGGCGATTGATACCGTAAAGCCGAAGGTTATTTCCGGTGCGGACTTCAGCTACCCGCTTGGTGGATCTCTTGCGAGCAACAACCTTGGCTCCGCTTCCCTTGCCGACGGAGGCTCTACCGAACAGGTGGCAGAGTGGAAAAAGGTCTTCGATGTATTCCCCCAATCCGCAAACAAGGTGCAAATCGGACTCTCCTCCTTTGGTAAGGCCAACCGCTGGACCTGGAAGAAGTACCTCCTGAAATGCGTCCAGTTTTCCTCTTCCTTTACTCCCACTTCCTAATGGCAGATTTTTCCGCACTTTGCGAAGGGACTCTCATCTCCCAACTCGCTACAGGCACGACCACTGGCGTTACGGTCCAGCTCAAGAAGGTTAACGAACTCTACTCAACCGTCACATGGCCCACGGGGGCACATGAAATCATGCTTGTCCGTCAATCAGAAGACGGACTGCTCGCAGAAAGAGTCGTCGTCGCATCCGGTACTACCCAGAGCAACACGACGGGCGTTGTGACCCTTGGAACCCTCACACGTAACTGTTCACTCACGGACGGAACAGATACGACGGGCACATCAGCTACGATCACATGGCCTCCTTCTACCCTTGTCTACGTGACGTGGGGAATCAGGGACGCAGACCAGACCGTTTTCAAGAACGAAGTTAATACTCTTACGGGTTCGGGTGCGATCCGTTCCTCTTCCACCACAACCCCTGTCGTCAGGCTCAACAGCGTCACCACGACGCAAAGAAACAACATGACTCCTGGTAACGGGGACATGGTGTATGACTCGACTCTAAACCAAGCATACAAGTACGAAGGCGGGGCGTGGGCCGCTATCGCCACTGGAACCTTCTCAGACGCAGCAAATGCGACCGCAGGAAAAGTAGACCTTGCGACGGCAGCCGAAGTAGCGGCGGGCACGGCGAACGACGCGACAAGCGGAGCCCCGAACGTCATTCCTGTTTCGATAGTAAAAACCTCCTCCACGGGGGCCACAAACGGAACGGTCCCTGCCCTCAATGCCTCCGTAGCCCTCGATAGAACGATAGGAGGACTCGGAACGGTAACTGGCGGTACGGCTTACACACTTATCGCCAACGGAACGACCGCCACTGGCCCAACGCAGAACCTCGCAAGTGCAGGAACGGCAAACCAAGTCCTTACAAGCAACGGGGCGGCGGCTCTCCCGACATTCCAAGACATTAAGACCTTCATGAAGCCCGTCTTCCTTTCGGGAGTTACCTCGACCACCCTCACGAACCCGACATCCGCCACGGACTTTGATACGCATACGTACACGATCCCGGCCAACAACCTTATCACGGGCGTGATTTACAAGTTCTCCTTCGCAACGACCGTAACGCACGGAACGTCTGGCACATACCGAGTTGGATTGGAGCTTGGAGGAACGGAAGCGGCAGCCATCACGCTTTCGGCTGCCACGGGAACGGCCTACACGATATTCGAGGGTACGATCATGGGAACGGCAGCGGCCTCCGCGTCGTCTGCGGTACGCGTACACATCAAGGCGTCAAAAATAGATGGTTCCCCCGCCGTTGTTGGCGTGGCATACGCAGCGGCGAACTTCGCCACGAACGGAGACCTTGCCATCACTTTCACTGCCAGGTTCGGCACAAGCGACGGCGGCAACACCACCGCTGGCCTTATGTCTGAAATCTGGAAGTCCTCTACCACCGCCTTCTAATGGAACACCGACTGATCTACCGAAACTTGGCCGACTACGACAACGTGCGATATAACTCCCGCACGGCCGAGGCGAACGACGCCCAGCAAATCACCCAGAGGCAAGCACAGCTCGCCGCTGGTGGGAAAGACGTAGCTCCTGTTGCAAAGGTAGCAACGAATCAGGATCTCTCCGCAGCGAAGACCGTATACGGTGCAGCAGCACAAGGAAACCAATCCAGCTACCAGAACGGCCAGACGTACAACGTGGGTAGCGGAGAGATCCAAAGGGGTGCCGCACAGAGACTGATTGATTCTGGAATGAACCCGGATCAGGTCTACAACCAAATGGAGAAGTCCCAAGGCCAAGCCTCCCAGACCATGACCAACACTGGACTTGGTGCCCAGTACGACCAACGGGGGAATGTCATCGCAGGATCAGGACGACTCCCGGCACAGTCCAAAGCGGATCAGATCGAAGCCCAACTCAGGGGACAGGGAATCGCAGATCCCATTACCATCGCAAACGCGAAGGCGGCGGCACTCACGGAAGAAACCGCCCAGATGCAGAAGGATCAGGCATCGAAGGAAATCTCCGACAAGAACGCAGTCGCTACCGCAACAAGCAACGCGGCGGCAGGAGCGGCAGCAAGTGAGTCTGGGATCGCCAAAACTCCTACGGCACCCACAACTCCCCAAGACGCAGGACTCTCCGCAGCTATCGCGGGGCTTCCTCCCGAATACGCTTTCCTCGGTCCAGTCCTACAAGCACAGCAGGCAGAATTTGCAAAAGCACAAGCGGATCAGCAGGCTCTCTATGAAAAGACAACCGGCACCACGGATGCAGCTTATGACGCGATTGATAAGCGGATCGACGGCGTGGAATCGAGCTACAAAGCGGGAACCGAAGCCATCCAAGGACTCCTCTCGCAGGTGAAGGAACAGCAGAGCAAGAATATTGACGAACAAGAGAAAGCCGCGAAGGACAGGCTTGCATGGTCAGAGTTACAACAGTCCCGCGAGATCGAGAGGAACAAGGTGAAGGCCGTTGATTCCAAGGTGGCCTCCCTCGCACTACGCGGTGGCTTCGGATCGGGGGCTGGCTTATCAGAAATCGAAGAGACGACGAGAAGCTACGAGAACGCACTGGATGACCTTCGTTCGGAATACGGGGTCCAGAGGACGGAACTAGGGGCAAAATTCACTGCCCTTCACAACCAAGTATTTACGGACTACGCCACGAACTCCATCAACAACATCAAGGACATGTTGTCAGCGGTAGAGCGTATCGGACAGCAGAAGAACGCCTCTACGGAGGCCCGGGCCAAGGCGGAGAACGACGCACTTACCACGCTTATTACCAATCAGACCAACCTCCGTCAGCAAGCAGCTAAAGAACTAACCAATGGGGCCAAGGAGATCAGTAACGTCATCAACCAAAACAGGGACGACAAGCGAGCCCAAGAACAGCTTGGCTGGCAAAGAATGGATTGGGCCGCGAAGACTTATGGTTCGGATACCCCGCAGGAAATCATCGACAGCATTTCCAAACAACTCCCAGGTGTCGATGTCGGGAACGCACTTAAGACAATGACCCTTGCCGAAATGAAACAGATGAAGATCAAGAGGGGTGGTGGCGGAACGGGTGGTGGCGGTGCCTACAGCACGGGGGTAACTGGAACCTCGTCTAACTTCACCAACCTGAACCCACAACAACTGAAAGACGCAGTGAACAGGATCTTCGCACCTGCCAACTACGGCGGCAACGCCAGCGAGCGAGCTGGAAAGGTAAACGAGTACCTTGGACGAATCGCCAGCGGGGAAAATCTCGGAAGCATTGCCGCATCACTCCAGGGTGATTATTGGGCTTCGCAAAAGGGAGCCCCTCGCACGGCACACGATGAACGTGTTACCGCCCAGGGTTCTATGGAATCCCTGCAATCGTTCGCCGACTTCTACGGTATTACTGGGGATGACAAAGACGGCCCGCTCGGGCTTCTTGACTCCAAGGTAGAGGGCTTCAAGTCTCTCTTCAAGCAGAGCAGCCAAGAGTACAACAACCTTGCGGGTCAGGTCGGTAATATTCGAGCAAGGATCATCAAGGAAAACTACGGCTCGGCAGTTACCCCGCAGGAGCTTGAAATTGCTCGGTCGTATATCCCCGACATGTCGGATGGTGGATCACTATTCCTTACCAAACTACAAAACCTAAAGGCATACAACGCTTACCTTGATGCAAAAGTCTTTGCTTCAACAACTGGACTCCCCGCACCAAAACCACCTCAGCCAGTGACACTCTCGGGAAACAGCATGGCTGGTCCAGGAAAATACTCCAACGACGATATTAGTTCCGCCCTCCTCGATTAGTATGGCAACTCCTCAAACCTTCGGCCCGCAGCCATTCGACAAGAAGAAGTTTCTACAAGAAAGATTCAGTCCCGAAGAAGCGGACGTTCTTCTCGCGGGTGGAACTCCCAACTACAAGGACACGCTCAAGCAAGCCCCGCTTACGAAGCCCAACCAAGCACCAGTGAAAGCTGGAGCGGGCATGGCACAGAAGGGACTCTCCGTCCATCCAGACGCCCTGGAGGCGGCAAGGGCTGAAGGGAAAGCAGACGACGCCATCGCGGATCTCATGGCACAGTCCAGCCCGCACTTTGCCTCTCAGCTCACGAAGATCCGCAAGAAGTTTGCGGGCGATCCAGCCGCTACGACCGCGTTCCTCAACAGCCGCCTGTTCGGTGATACAAGCTACTCCCCGTCGAAGCCCACGGAATCAAAGGGGTATCTCGGACGGACTCTCGACCGCATCTACCAATCCGCTCAGGATTTCGTCGGTCCCGGTGGATACACAGATCAAATGAACCGAGGAGAACTATCGCCGGGGCAAGCAATTCTAAAGGGTGCAGGCTCCATTTATCACGGTGCAACAGCACCCGTATCAGAAGGAATTGCATCGGTAGCTAATGCAGCCATGCAAATCCCCGGCGTTCAGCCCGCCCTGCAAAGCGTAGGTAGAACCATTGCAGATTCAGAATTGGGAAAGGCAGCCGCCCCCATCATTCAGGAAGGTGTCGATTGGTATCAGAACCTCCCCCAAGACTCAGGCTTCCGCGATCTTGCCGTAGTGGGCCAAGCTGGACTTGACACCCTAGATGTATTGGGAGCAGGACAAGGAATCCAAAGCCTCAAAACAATGGGTAAAGGGGCCGCCCAAACAATCCGCCATCCCATTCAGGCCTTCAAGGGCAAACCCATTCCTCAGACCGCCACGCGAGAATTACAAGGCCCAGCAAAGGCAGCGGTCAAGTCTGGAATGGATGAGCGTCTGATGACCTTTGCAGCAGAACAAAACCCTGATACCCGTGCGGTGATGGCGAAGATGACGCAAGCCGCAAGTGAAGGAGGAAAGGTCTTGGGAGGAACGACCAAGCACAAGGAGATTCTGGGCGGTCAGATGATGGACAACCTCGCCTACATCCTCGATGAGAAAAAGCACGTCGGACAAGCACTCGGAGCAATGAAGAAAGCCGTGGCTGATGACATGTTCGACCTCACGGACGATTACCTCGCCTTCCTTGGTGAGTTACGAAACAAGGGTGCCGTCATCAACGACCGAGGTGTTATTACGAGTCTTGCCGGAGCCGCAGACGACAACATCCCACTTCTTCAAAAGACGCTCGACTTCCTGATGCCGAACGAAACAGGACGTGTCGTCCAGAAAGGACAGGCCATCGACCTCTGGAGGACCAAGATGTTCCAAGAAATGAACAGTGCGAAGGCGAAACTTCAACCATCAACCGCAGGCCAGTCAACCCTTGGCTTCGCGGAAAAGATCACCAACGATGTCCGACGCAGGGCACTCACGAAAATGTCGGCGGGAAATAAGAACATGATCCTTGCGAACGATGCCTTTGAAGAACTCTCCACCGAGGCAAGCAAGTTCCTGAAGTCCATCCAGTACAAAGGCAAGCTCGATATTGATTCCATCACGGCGAAGGAACTTCGGGCGGGTGAAGTTGCACTGAGAACCCTTGGCAACGCCTCGGCAGACTCCAAGGACGCATTCATGAGCCTGATTGAAACGGCTCGCAAGCATGGGCGGATTTCCAACATCGACGAAATGGCTCTCATTCGATACGCAGACGCTTTGGAAGACCTCTTCCCCATCACGCAGCCACGCTCGCTACAGGGTGCGGTAGGACGGGGAACCGCAGATGCAACGGGCCAGTTCACGGAGGATGTGATTCGCGGCGGTGTGAAGCGAGCGGCAATCAACAGGGCCGCAGACGCCGTGATTGAAAAGCTCGACAAGATACGCGGCATCACACCCGAAAACAGATTCAAGCTCCTGATGGAAGTCTTGGAAGCACCGCCAGAAACCGAGTTCTTCACCATCGTTCAGAAGGTTTTGCCGATGTCGCAGGAACAAGCACTCATGCCAACGTCGCAGCGGTTAACAGCAGGGGATATGGCACCCTACGCCAAACAGCTTGTCCCAGACTCCGTTCCAGTACCCAAAGCAATACAGTTAAAGTCTGAAATCTCCGAACTTGAATTCCGACTTTCTGAAGCCAAGCAAATGTTAGACGCGAACGGGCCAGACGCCTTCCGCTACGCCAACAAGAGGACGGGGGAACTTCTTGAAGTAACTGGCAAAGGCGGAAGGTTTGCGAGTGAAGGAGATGATATTGCGAGCCAACACGGATACCAGGATTCAGAGGACATGCGTTCTGCTCAAGGACGCATAAACGAAGCCCGTGATTCCGTCAAAGAAATGGAGCTAGATCTTGCTAATAAGAAACAAGAATTACGAAGCCTTGATTCTGACCTTCCCTTCTAACCAATGACCAACGCAGATCCATCACCATTCACAGGCAAAGACGGAGAAACCGCCGCTAGGTACTCAGCCCTTATAGCCGCGAAGGACGGTTCGGCAGTCCAGCAGGATCTCACTACTACTTCTACTGGTACACGCCAGCCTCTCGACGTTGCGATCATGGACGCCTCGGGCAACCAAGTCACCAGTTTCGGAGGAGGCACCCAGTACACGGAAGGAGATACCGACGCGTCTATTACTGGTACTGCGATCATGTGGGAGGACACCAGTAATACGCTTACGCCTGTTTCTTCCGCGAAGCCCCTTCCTGTTTCAGCAACGATTGATACCACTGGCCTTGCAACCGACACAGGACAGACAACGGGTAATAACCTCCTAACCACCATCGACGCGGACACAGGGAATATCGCCACAAGCACAGCGAGCATCGACACCAAAACTCCTGCACTAGGACAAGCTCTCGCAGCGGCTTCCGTTCCCGTTGTCCTTCCGGCGGCACAGATCACAACCCTCACCCCTCCCGCAGCCATTACGGGGTTTGCACTGGAAACGACTCTTGGCTCTGTAAAAACAGCCGTAGAGACAATCGACAACTTCATCTCTGGTTCCAGGGGGCTTGTGACAGAGGACAATTCAGGAGCGATTAAAACCTCCGTCGAGTTAATAGACGACACGGTAGCGACAACGGCCTCCGCGATTCCTACCAAGGGTATTGCAATCTCGGGAACCGATGGAACGAACGCACGGGTACTCAAAACCGATACCTCGGGTGAATTACAGGTAGACGTTCTCACGATGCCCACCGTCACCGTTACGGCCACAAACCTCGATGTACAAAGCGGAGGAGCGGATCTTGCGACCTCCACGCAAGCTGGAGCCATCCAAACGGCGGTTGAGCTTATAGACGATACCGTAAAGGTTCTCGGTACGGATACCTACACCGAAGCGGCTACCAAAGGCCTTGTTATCGGAGCCGTCCGAAGGGACGCGGATACCACGCTCGTAAACACCACGAACGAGTTCGGTCCTCTCCAAATGGATGCGAGCGGTCGTCTGAAAGTAGAAGCCTTCTCTGGCGAAACCCTCCCAGTCTCCCTCA